CCTATGCAATAATGGAACAGGAGATTCAGGACCTGCAGAAAGATGAGGACAACGATGACAGAAAAGGAACTGCCAAAGCGTAGATTTGCGCTTGAAGAAAAAGATTTGTCAGTAGAAGCTGATGAAAACAATAAGGTAGCAGAAGACAAAGAAAATAAATTTCTTAAAAAAATTCAAGAAGATGCTACTTCTAATATACAACATTTACCAGACGAAAAAATTTTAGATAGGTTACCTGATCCAACAGGTTGGCGTCTATTAGTATTACCTTACAAAGGGCAAGGTAAAACTAAAGGTGGTGTAATATTAACAGATGAAACGATGCAAGAACGTGGGTATACCACGGTAACAGGATTAGTTCTTAAGATGGGAGCAGAATGTTATACAGATGAAACAAGGTTTCCAAAAGGACCATGGTGCAAGAAAGGTGATTGGATTATATTCGGTCGTTATGCTGGATCAAGGTTTGGGATAGAAGGTGGTGAAGTGAGAATACTTAACGAAGACGAGATAATTGCTGTGGTAAAAGACCCAGAGGATATCTTGCAATTCAGATAAACAGGAGGATAAATGCCTGCAGACGCACAACCAAAAGTAGAATCACAAACTGAAGCTGATGCCAAGATCGTTGATTTACCATCAGATGGTCCATCAGTTGACGTGGAACTACCAAAGGAAAAAGAAAGTGCAGTAGAAACTCAACCACAAGAAGAAGTTGTAGTTGAGGAAAGTGCATCTCAAGGAGAGATGGATGACTACGGCAAAAAAGTTCAATCCAGGATTGACAAACTAACTAAAAAACTAAGAGAGTCTGAAAGAAGAGAACAAGCTGCGATAGAATTTGCTCAAGGATTACAACAAGAGCAAACTAAGTTGCAACAAAAAACACGCCAGTTAGATACTGGGTATGTAAATGAATTTGCATCACGTGTTGAAGCTCAAACAGCAGAAGCTAAAAAACAGCTAAAAGATGCTATGGATACTGGTGATATAGATGCACAAGTAGAAGCACAGCAAAAAATAGCACGTTTAGCAGTAGACGCTGATAGAGCAAAGAAAAGCTTGGATCAACGTGAAAGACTAAAAAAAGAAATGGAGGCACGTGGAGTTGATCCTAATCAACCTCAAATGCCTACACAACAAGCTCAACCACAGGCTCCACAACCAGCAGCTCCACCTGACCCTAAAGCAGAAAACTGGGCAGAAAAGAACGATTGGTTTGGAACTGATGAACCTATGACACTCACATCTTTTTCAATTCACCGTAAATTAGTTGAAGAAGGATTTGACACGAAGTCAGATGAGTATTATAGTGAGATTGACAA